AGCAACTGCTACGAGTCGTGCAACTACGACATCGTTTACGACTACTTTTATTACTGGTATAGCCACTGTTGCTAGTACTGCTCGTACTACTACATATGATACCTCAAGAAATACTGTACACTCTACTATTAGTACTTTTAATACGAGTAGAGCAACTGCTACGAGTCGTGCAACTACTACTTCGTTTACGACTACTTTTATTACAAGCTTAAATACAACTACTGCATATGTTAGTAGTTTTAACACCTCTCGGGCTACAAGTACCAGCCGTGCAACTACTACTGCATTCACGACTACGTATATTACAACTATTGCAACAGCAAGAGATACTACTAGCACCTTTAATACTAGTCGAGCTACTACGAGTACGTTTAATACAACTACCGCGTATACAACTACTTATATTACAACTATTGCAACAGCAAGAGATACTACTAGCACCTTTAATACTAGTCGAGCTACTACGAGTACGTTTAATACAACTACCGCGTATACAACTACGTATATTACAACTATTGCAACAGCAAGAGATACTACTAGCACCTTTAATACTGCTAGAGTTACCGATACAAGTAAATTGACTACTACCAGTAGAGGTACTGTAACTAGCAGGGCAACTACTACTGCTTATACAACTACTTATAATACAACTATTGCAACCTCTCGTAGCACCACTTCTACCTATAATACTAGTAGAGGTACTGTAACTAGCAGGGCAACTACTACTGCTTATGCAACTGCTACTAATTTTGCTACTAGTACTGCATATACGACTACTTACAATACTTCAAAACTAACAACTAGAAGTACCATTAGTACTTTTAATACTACACTAGCTACGGAAACTACCCGAGGTACTACTACATCCAGAGGAACTGCTACAAGTCGAGCAACTACTACTGCATTCACGACTGTGTATATTACTTCTATTGCTACTAATTTTGATACAACTACAGTATTCCAGACTTCAAAAGGTACTTTAACAAGTAGAGCAACCGAAACTAGTAGAGCCACTGGAACCAGCAGAGCTACTACTACTGCATTTACTACTGTATTTGATACTACAAGAAATACGACCTTAACTACTAATACTGTGTTTAATACAAGTCCTTTGACTTCTACTAGCATTGTAACTAGCAGAGGCACTACAACTGTTTATGCTACTAGCCTAAGCACAACTACTGCTTATACTACTACTTTTAATACTACCACTACGTTTAATACTAGCTTGGCTACTACCACTACTTTTAATACTACTACAGTATTTAATACAACTACTGCCTACACGACAGTTTTTGATACTACATTGGGAACTAGCCGTACTACTACTTTTAATACTACAACGACTTATAATACTTCTAGATCGACAACGACGGCATTTAATACTACCACTACGTTTAATACTAGCCTTGTTACTACAACTGGTTTTACTACCGTGTTTGGTACTTCTGTAGAAACTACTCAAGGTACTTCTACAGGGTTTACTACTACATATGATACAGTTAGAACTACTAATACTGTGTTTAATACGTCGCTTGAAACTTCTCAAGGAACTACTACTGCGTATACTACAGTGTTCGGGACTACTAAAGAAACTACTTTAAGTACTACGACTTCTTACAGTACTGAATTTGATACCGTAAACCCGACAACATTTACTACGACTACTACATATTCGACAACATTTGACACAAATAGAGACACTAATGCTAGTACAACAACTACGTTTGCAACTTTGTTTGATACAACAGCACCAACAACTAGAGCGACTGCTACTTCGAGAAATACTACTACTGTAGTATACGAAAGAGTAACAGGTTCGGCTGTGCAAACCGAAGTTGCCTCTGGATCAGCACATAATACTATATACTGGGATGGATCACAATGGACAGAAAACTAGAAGATGAAATTAAGAATATGTCTCGAAGATTAGAGACTACGCTTGAAATTATCATGGAACACTTTCGAGAGACGGAAGATAGAATAGAAGCACTGGAAGATAAAATAGAGGAGTTAGAAGATGCCCTTAGTAAGACTAGCTGAGAACGATGAGCTTGGCAATGCTGCAGCTCACTTTTTTAAGTCAGGCAATATAATAAGAGGTAATGAGAATGATACTTTAGCAAAGTTAAAAGACTTATTGCCGAAGACTTCTCATAATGGCACTAGAGTAGAGTATGATGTGTGGTATGACATGGGAGACAACAATCAAGTTCATGGATATGTTTATACAGATGCTATGGCTAAATTTATTTATTTGAGACCTGCGGGAGCGCATCATTCCCATAAGATTATGCAACAAGCCTCAAAAGAGCCTATAACAGAAGAAGGCGAGCGAATCTTTCAAGACTTAGCAGAGAATAGTGTAGACAAGTACAGACTAAGAAAAGCTAAAGAGCATTATGACTTTGTTATTTTCTTACCTGGTACAAATATAATAAACGATGCTTTAAACTGGGATAAAATGGAAAATGCTATCAAGCAAGGAGCAAAATTAAAATGTCATCCAATTACAGCTCCGGCGCTTGTTGCTAATCTCAAACATCGTTTTGGCGCAGAAAACATTCTCGATAAAAAGTTATCTGGCCACCAATTGCTATCTCAAGCAAAAATTGTAGGATGTTGTGAGAATTCAGAGATGGGTATTGTATCATTAGCTCAAGGTAAAACCACGTACTTATTTGGGAATGGGCATAGACATTTAACTTATAGTGCTTTATATAATACAATATGGAAGAATGGAAAACCGGATGTTAATAAGCTAAAGGCAATTCTTTCTAGCAAGTACTCAGGTCTTATACCTGTTGTATCAGATAATCCACAAGAATATATAGATAGCTTTTTTAACCACCACAAGGATATGCCCCATGTTAAACCCAGAAATACTAATTCTTGATACTAATACGTTAACTCAGTTGACTATTAACTCAATAAAAAAGAATATGCCAAGAGCTAAGTATAAGGTAGTCAAATGTGGGGGTAGTAAAATAGGCACAGCTTTAGCCCATTGCAGTAAGCCTACCTTAGTAGTAAGCAGCGGGCTTGTATTAAACATTCGCCAAGGAGATCTGCCTAGTGAAGACAAGCTAAAAGATTACGATATTTGCGTTAGTCGTGCAGGGGTTTATGTGGATCACCCTAAACTCAAAAATGTTTACTCACTTATAAACAGCCCTATAAATAAAGGGCATATTGATTTGTCTATTTTTATTATAAACCCTGCCAAATGGTACGAGATACCAAGTACAGATAAACAAATCTTAGCAAGTAAAAGAACTCTATATATGCCTAGATATATAAATCATAAAAATGATGTTATTATTAAGGACTGCGTAGGTAGTTATGAAGCATTTCATTACGGAATGATGGGCGAGTCAGCTTCCGTTTATAATTATGTACCTCATCTACTATCGGGCAAAGCCACGCCCGTAGAGACTTTTGCTTATTGCTTTGATAAAATAGAGGACTATGTAGACGGGTTATCCGAACATAGAAAAAATAAAATTTTAAAATTAGCTCAAAAGAGCAAGATTCGTATTTCTAAAATAAGAAAAGGAATAGCGGATTTGAAGAAAGGAGAACAAAATGTCTGATCCAGAAGATAGAACATATGAGGGGGATGAATCCACTAATCCCGTCCCACCTATGCCAACCCCACCAGCGGAGGAATTATAATGATTCATACTACATTACCATTGAGCTACATAGGAACATATGAAGAAGATATAAAACTCGGTTACGGCGTTGGTATCCCTTCTGACCGCTATATTTATCGCGACGATGTTTTGGACAGTATCCATCACCGTAGAAGCCCTGAATATCATCCAGATAAATCCTATTTAATTAAGAATAAAAACTTAAACCTTATACTTTCTGGGGCATGGGAGTTTGAATGGTCTTGGGAAGAAGGGGACTTTACTGAAGAGCAAATTGATACTTTTATGGCCGAACCTCTTATACAGCCTAATGCAACTATTTTTAAGGATTTTGCTAACAATAAAGTCACTATCAATGTATCAAATGCAGATATTGAAATGGATAGCTGGGGAGTGTATAGACAATCATGGGTCTTAGCTTCTAAGACTGCAAAAATTACTAGTAAATCTAATAATGGTGGTATCCTGTGTATTGCTCTGTTAAATAACAGTTTTGATAGTTATAACATTGAGAGCAGGACGATAGAGCCTGGCACAGCAACTACAATTGAAAAAGTTGGTTCAGAAGTTTGTTACTTTTTATTAAGCAGTGATCTTACTAAAGATGGAAACACACTAGAGCCTTTTAAAATGTATAAACTAACATCTGATTCTATATCTGTGGCAAACACTGGTGTAGATAGAACACGAATTATTCGTATAAGTAAATAGGAGAAATAAAATGTGGAATCCAATTAAAATAGCAAAGCTCACCAAAGCTATGTGGCAGAAGGGCGAAAATCAAGATGCCGACGATCTTATATCAGCAGCTTCTATTGCAAGAGATATGAATACTCAGATGGAGTTCCCGTCTAATATTAAAACTTTGCGTACATTTAGAGCAACCCCCAGGGGTAGGGATATTATGTGGGGAAGAAAAGATAAGACAAGAGAATTTCAGTTAAATAATATTATTCCAGTTATTACTAATCAGAAAACTATGGAAACGTTTAGCCCTAACACTGTCGGGGGTCATTATAATCATTTGATCAAACAATGGTCTTTCCAAGAGTTATGGGATAAAAGATTTGAAGAGCCAGAAGTTCCAACAGCTATACAAGATATTAGAGGAAATCTTGCTCGTCATGTATTTCTAGCACATGATTTTCAACATATTATGTTTCGATATGATACATCCCGATTAGGGGAGGCTTGTATTCAAGCTGTTACGTCTATTATGATCGGTGGGCATATAGGGCCTAAGTACTTATCTTACGTTATGGCAGCTAGAGTGGCTTGGGATCATAAAAGTATGGAACCTTTTAAAGTTTTAAGAGAGGCGTATAAACTAGCGAAAGCTGTTGATAGGTCTTTCTTTGAAATTAACCCTTTAGAGATTATTGAGTTAGACATTGAAGAAGCCCGAAATAAATTCAATATTGGGGTACCTGTTGAATACTTAAAGTTTGCTAGTAAACACAAGGAAGATTTTAGATTTGATCAAATTCATCCTGAATATAGTGACCGGGCGGTACAAGAAGTATGTTTATAAAAAAGGGTAAATGGAACTGGCCTATATTAAAAATTCTGACAGGAAAAGAGCCTATTACTTTAAACTTTATAGTAAAAATACTAATTTTTGGTATAGGCTTTAAGTTGCTAATTATAAATGGAATAGGAGTGTTGTTTTTTGGTATGGAACCCTTCCCTATTTTAAATTTCTTAACTGAATAATAAAAAGCCCGGAATTAACCGGGCTTCTTTTTATTAGTCGTTTGCAGCTTCGTTATTCATTCGCTTCATAGCTTCTGCCAACTCTGCAATATAACCTCGTTGCATCATATCTGCTCGCTGCTGTTCTAACTGTGCTGTGTGACTTTGATCTCGTGTATATTGAATCTGACTAAGTACATGGCGTACTTCATCGGATAAATCATCAACAAGATATTCGACTTCATCAATTGTTACTGTATCAGTGTTATTCATAATAATTTCCTATTTAAATATGTCTTGCCAATTACCTGTAGTGCTCGCTCTTGAGTACTCGGTGGCTCGGTTTTCAAAAAAGTTAGTGTGTTCTACTGCATTTAGCATATAGTCCAGCCAAGGTAGAGGATTCTCAGTAGAACCAAAAATCTTCTTCATGCCCAAACCTAATAGTCTTCGATCTGCAATATAACGAATATATTCTTTTACTTCTTGAGGAGTAAGGTTTTCAATCTCTGCTCCTGTAAAGCATAAGTCAATAAACGCATCTTCTAGCTCTACTGTACGTTCTGCTGCACAATAAATCTCATATTTTAGATCATCATTCCATAGCTCTGGGTTCTCGTGAATAAAAGTACGGAATAACTGAGACATTCCTTCTACGTGGAGAGTTTCATCTCGTATAGACCATGTAACAATCTGTCCCATACCTTTCATCAAGTTATGTCGAGGAAAGTTCAATAGAATAGCAAAACTACTAAACAACTGTACTCCTTCTGTAAAACCACTATAGATTGCCATTGTTTTAGCAATATTTGTGGGTGTATCCATGCCAAAGTTAGATAAGTATTCGTGTTTATCAAGCATTTCTTTGTGCTCAAAAAACTTTTGATACTCATCATCCCCAAACCCAAGAGTCTCTAAAAGCAAAGAGTATGCCTCTTGGTGTACTGCTTCCATCGCTGCAAAAGCTGATAGCATCATTCTTACTTCAGGCTGTTTAAATGTTGGTAGATAATGTTTAGCATAACCACAACATACATCAACGTCAGCCTGTGTAAAGAAGCGAAAGATATTAGTAAGCAATAGTTTGTTACCATCACTTAATTTTTCCCTATAATCCTTCAGATCGTCTGCCAAGTTCACTTCGTCTGGAAGCCAGTGCATATGCTGCTGGCTCTTATAATGCTCAAATGCCCAAGGGTAATTGAACGGCTTATAATAGTCCCTTTCTACTAATAAATTACTCATCTCTATCCCTCACACGCTAGACACGCGTTCTCGTCTAAACTCTCAAATATAATCTGACGCAATGCTTCATCAGACACGTTTTCGGCACGCTTGTATGCCTCACTCCGTAGATAATATAGAGTTTTTACTTTCTTTTTCCAAGCCATCATATGTACCGCGTGAAGTTCTCCCTTAGACACATTCGCAGGAAAAAATACGTTTAGTGACTGACTCTGGCAAATCTCTTTCTGACGATCAGCAGCCATATCAATTACCCAACGTTGATCAATCTCAACTGCAGTTCTAAATACTTCTTTAGTCCAATCATCGAGAAAATCAAGATGTTGTACACTACCGCCTTTTGTTACAATGCTCTTCCATACGTCATCTGTGTCCATATCCAGGTCTTGCAGAATATGTTCCAGATACTCGTTCTTCATCAATGAAGTTCCGGATTTAGTTTTCTGAGCATACGCATTAGCTCTATAAGGCTCAATACTAGGACTAGTGTTACCGCAGATAATGCTACTACTAGCATTTGGAGCGACAGCCAGCAAATGACAGTTACGCATTCCAGTACCCACTGCATCAGGCGCTTCCCCGCGCTCTGTAGCAAGTTTCCTGCTTTCCGCCACTGCTTTTCTTTTAATAAGACTAAAAATGGCAATATTCCTGCTCTTTGCAATTGCGCTTTCAAAAGGTATATTGTGTCGTTGTAGATACGCATGAAATCCCATAGCCCCCAAACCAATACTTCTTTCTCGTTCTGCACTGTACTTTGCACGATGTAACTCATCTGGAGCATTTTTGATAAAGTGCGTTAACACGTTATCTAGCATTCGTACTAAGTCAGATATAAAAAACTCATTGTTTGACCACTCATCATATTCTTCCAAGTTTACACTAGATAAACAACATACTGCTGTACGATCCTTATCTGTAGCTAGAGTAATCTCAGAGCAAAGATTGGAGTGGTGTACTTTTAACCCTCGTTCCTTTTGGCACTCGGGTAGTGCGTCTTGAACAGTATCCCCAAACATAATGTAAGGCTCTCCAGTCTCAACGCGATTTTGTATCAATTTTACCCAAAGGGTTTTAGCTGATACTGTTTTTGTTACTTGCTTTGAGTGTGGGTCAACTAAGTCCCAACTATCATCAAAGCCCTCAACAAGAGTTGCCTGCTCTATAAGGTGCATAAAGTCGTTACTAACGACCACACCATGATGGAGATTAGTAGACTTTCTGTTAATATCTCCACCTGTCGGCTTCCTAATGTCAAGGTATTCTTCAATCTCTGGGTGAGAGATTTCAAGATATGCTGCATAGCTTCCTCGTCTTGTAACTCCTTGTGAAAAAGCAAGCATTTCTGCATCTACTACTTTCAAAAAGGGAATTACACCTGTGCTTTCTGACCCCGCTGAGGTTTTACTTCCAACCGAGCGAATATCATTCCAGCAACCGCCTATACCACCGCCCACAGAGCTTAAAAAAGCATTCTCTGTGTAGTGGCTTGTTAATCCATGTCGGCTGTCTTCTACATAATTTAGAAAACAGCTTATTGGTAGCCCTCTTTTGGTTCCACCATTACTTAAAATAGGAGTAGAGAACATAAACCAAAGTTTACTAGCATAATCATATAAACGCTGGGCGTGCTCTTTATCGTCTGCAAAAGCACAAGCGGCTCGTGCAAACGCATCCTGTGGTGAGGTCTCACCGTTTACTAAGTATCGGTCTTTCAAAGTTTTAATACTAAACTCTGATAGATACCGATCACGTCGATAATCAATATCAATATTATACTTCAACATTATCTAACATTCTCCGTTCTAAATCAGCCAAATTCTCGGCTCCGATTGCTTCATCGCAATATGTAATTAAATCCATCAACTCATAGTTTGTAAGGAGTTGCTCTGCATTTGCATTTAGCTCCTGTATATACTTATATTTGCTACTAATAGGTGTAGCATCATAAATATCCATAGCACTTCCAAACTCTTTAATAAGCTGCTCGGCCCGCTTCGGCCCTATACCTGGTATCCCAGCAACATTATCTCCCTTATCGCCCGTTAAGCATTTGAGTGAGATGTATTGTTCTGGAGTAACACTATAGTGCTCTGCCCAGTTATCTATTCGAACTTCTTTCCTTGTAACGTATGAGAACCTACTTACATTATCCTGTATCAGTAGATCCCAGTCTCGGTCACTAGATACTAGCCATATACGCTCTAAGCCGTACTTGACTTTCTCTTTTACCAAGTGTGCTGCAATATCATCGGCTTCTACACCTTTGTACCTTAGCACAGTTGCTTCGTCTTGTAAGAGTTCTAATGTAGCTTCATACTCTTCAAAAAACTCTTCGAAAGCAACTTTCTCTTCTTCAGTTTGCTCCGCAAACTTATCTTTCCTATTCTGCTTATAGTCGGGACATACATTCTTTCTATAGCTAGAACTTCCCCAATCTGCTGCGATAATTATATTTGAACAACTATAGGATTTTGCTAGGCTTTGTACTGTCTGTTGATAATCATATCTAAAGTCAGTACGTCCTTGGTGCTTCCACCTAAATGCTAAGTTGAGTGCATCTATAACTATTGTGGCGTCTGGGTCTTTTACCATTTTTTCTGTAAAGTTAAACGCCATCTAAAAACTCCGTTGTTTCTTCTGTTAGCCAGGTGTCTGCTACCATTACATAGCAGTCTAGCCAGTTAATATACATATACTCAGCTTCAGAGGACTCTGGTTTAATAGAAGTAACAACAAATACCGTTGACCGATTATATTTGAAAAACAATAAAGGCTCCTGGTTTCCGCCTTCTGCTTGTTGTACTACTTTCTTCCACCATCTACTTAAATTATTAGTCTTTCTTGCCGTGAATATCTTATCATTTAAAGGAGACTCTGCGTAGTTTTTTACTTCAATACAAAACCTATTCTTTGCATGGGGTACATACAAATCACCTTTTAAGTACTCAAGAGCGCCCGAGTTGGGCACTCTCTCGAACTGGTGTCCTGTTGTGCTTCGAAGCATATCACGAACTAAGTATTCGCCCCTCGCCCCTTTCGCTCTCGAATCTACCATCAGTATCCTCTTCTTCTTCTTGCTCTGGCTCTTTCTCAGTAGCTTGCTTCTTATTCTCGCTGTATGCAGTACTCGCATACATCCACCAAATTCTCCTACGCCCTGCTCCCATTACTCTAGCTCACTAACGTTTCCGTTCTTGACCACCTCAATCTTTTCCAAGAGAGGGTGAGTCCAACCATGGCTTACAACATATGTATTTAAGTCTTCATTTAGGAGAACTTCTACTAGCTTCTCTCTACCTGCGTCATCTAATACGTTTATCACCTCATCTAAAAATAATATATTAAGTTTAGACTTTGAAATACTACTCATTAGTTTGCGTATAGCAATCAAAGTAGCGGTATTAACTCTAGCTAATTCTCCTGAAGAGAGGGCTAGAATATCTACTATATTACCATTGTCAGTAATTTGTACATTAAGTTTATCATTTAAAACAACAAACTCTAGTGTAAACCTGCCATCGGACAGCTCTGCAAGGTATATATTAGTAAGATCTTCTAGTTCTTTTACTAAGTTTTCTATCTTGTATGCCAATAAGCCATTAGTACTGAATGCTTTCTTTAACACCTCAAGATTTGAGTTTATAGCGGTTTCTTCTGCAAGTAGAAGCTGGGCTTCTTTTAATTGAGAGGAAAACTCTTCGGTTTGCTCTTGAATTACTTGAATTCTAGTATTCTTACGGGTTTTTAACTCGTTTTCTTTTGAGATTCGCGAGAGTTCCGCTCGTACTCTCTCCAACTCTCCTTGAATGCGTGTAGCGCGTTCTTCGAGCTTTGCTTTATCCAAAAGGGTTCCGGGAAGGCTTTGATCAATCCCTCGGTATAAGTCCTCCCAATCTCTTTGAAGTCTGGCTTTACGTTCATACTGTCTATTGTTTTCTTTAATATCTTCAATCTCTGACTGAATTTTAGCATTTCTCTCCTTTGCTTCATCTATCTTAGATTTCTCTGCCTGTATCATAGAGCTTTTAAACTCTGAATCCACGGACTGTTCACAAGTAGGGCAAGTATCTCCTAGACTGTTTAACTTTTCTAAAAGTTTCTCTGACCCCGCTACGGTCGCTCTAATTGCACCAAACTCTCCCTGTAATTTATCATAGGATAGTTTACTTACTGCTGTGATACTCTTGATTTCTTCAAGGTCTATCGCAGCCAACATTTCTTTGAATTGATTATTTTTTATAATTTTTTTATTTTTTTCGGAAATATTTGAAATCTCTACTTGTAAAGAACGTAAAGCCTTCTCATCTTCTTCCGTGTCAATTATAATATTTTCAAGTGGCGCTATGTTGGTATCACTCAATTTGTTGTCACTTAACCACTTTTCTATTGTAGCCATTTTTGCTTCAATTGTAGTCAAATTAGCTACACTTTTTCTAGCTTCGTCTTTGAATAACTCAAATAACTTTACATAGTTCTCAAGGTGCAACAAATCTATCAGAAACTTTTTTCTGTTTGTGTCTGTAGCGGTTAAGAACTGTAAGCTAGTATTAGTGTTTTGATATACTAACTGAGAGAACGTCTTAAAGTCAATACCAAGTATTTCCTGTAAAGTCTTATAAGTATTTGTAGCCGTATGACTACTAATATCTTCGTTATTCTTTAAAAGCTGTAATTTAATACTGCTCTTTCTATCAATTATTACATCATAAGAATCATCATCCTTCTTAAAGGATAAATGTATGTTATACCCATCATTTACATATCTATTAGGTATATCAGCTTTTTTAATGCCTTTGGAGTTTTTATTATACAATGCTTCTTCAATAATTAACGGTATGGAGGACTTCCCCATACCGTTAGTACCGATTATTTGAGTTACTGTATTATCAGATAAATCTAACTCATTGTTAGCGCCGTAACTAAAGCAATTACTCCATTTCAATTTTTGAAGTGTAATCATTATATGTTCCTAGTATATCTGTTATTCTATCTTCCCCAATATCTAAAATATACTGGAGATATTCTGCAAGCTCTTCAGATACAGTAAGGTCTTTATCCATAATCAAAGTAGCTTCCGAATTACGTTTTACTACTTTCTTATCGAGTAACTCACTGTTCTTTACAGAAGCAAGCTCCTGAATATCACCTTCTACTTCGTAGATTGTATGGTGAAAATGCGTAGGAACCATGTCACTAGTATCTCTTACCGTTTTACGGATAAGCTGAGGTAACTCAAACCTTTCCCACAACCAAGACCAGTCTTGCTCATTGATAAGGATATACCCTGTATTTACTTCTGTTCTGTGAAAAGAAGTAGTCATTGGGCTGCCTGGATATACTATATTACGTTGACAATTACTATGTGAGTGCAAATCTCCTGAGAATACTACAGGAAAGTCCTCGAACCTGTCTAAGTCCACCTCTGGCTTGACGTGTGGAGGTATTTCACCACGCACATGAGTAAATAATGGTCTTTTAGTATTAAACTGCTCAATGCTGTCTGGTCTATGTAAGTCAGCATATGGCAGTATTCCAAAACCTAAATCTTCATCTATGTATGCAATATCTACTATATTCACTAGAGGATTTATATCCCTAGATACTTGCTTTAACTGGGTAAAAAAGGTTTTATGTTTCTTAGTAGCCTCGTGATTACCGTCATAAATAATAGTAGGTATCTTTACTTTACGAATAAACTTAAAGTATAGTTCTAACTCTTCCATATTCGGAAGACGATCAAAGAGATCGCCTCCGATTATGTGCATATTACAGTCGGCTTCTAGGGCATGGATCTGGTCAAAGAATAGGTTATACCTATTCAGTGCCCATTTAACTGGGACATTCTTCTGTCCCAGTTTGATATGCCAGTCGGCTGTAAATAGAATCATGATATATCGAACTCAGCTTCTAAAGACTCGTCAATTTCTTCTGAGCCAGCTTCACGAATCTCGTCAAGCAAAGTTTTCTGAGCATCTGGAGTAGGACGTGGCATTACATCATCCATAGATTTTAAACCATCTACAAGAGCTTTCTCGTCTGCATCTAGTTCACGATGCTTACACTTCAATACCTGTAATTGATACTCTACATTATATGCTAGTGGGCCAGTCTTTACTCGCTTGAATTTAACATCCCAACCTGATACTGGATCAGTAGGGTCGCCAAGGTCTTCAGCAGCAGTCATGATCTGCTCAAAGAGTTTCTTCTTCAAGTTAATTACTTTGACTTCGCCGTTGTCAATGCACTGCATTGCGTAGCTCCAGCCACATTTCAGATCGGGGTAGAATTCACGAACCCAATCTTTTTCTTTGTTATTAAAACGCTCTTCGTTTCGATCAAAAGACAGACACTCGAAAGGAATGTTCTTGCCATTCTTACCTTCGATCCAATATACATAGCGAGCTAGTATATCACCTACGAGGCGGACAGAGTTGTCACCATCGCGGTAGCCGAAAGAAGAGATAGAAGATTTTTGGGCAGAGCCCTTAGATTTGTTGAATGATAGTGCCATTTTTAATGCCTCGTTGTTTTGTCGTTGACTTCTTCATATAGAAAATGTAATTTACCATCTTCTGCGTGTAGTAGTCTATTATCATAGTAAAGTTCATGACTTACGGGAACTTCCAATAAGTCTACAGTTGTTGTGCCATAGGCAAGGTAGTCAGCAAGACTTCTTATCGAAGCGAGAGCAAGGTACTGACAAATCTCTCTTGAGTCATACTTATACGCATTGAACAAAAGAACATCTGGGTGAACCAAGAATGACTCACCTGTAAAGTCTTTGTCTGCGTACTTGTATATTTTATCATAACGATTGTTTGGTATTTGGCGTTCTACAAGCATTTTGAATATTCTTCGTACCTCAGTAACCGAACCATTCGCCTCGTTATATATCTTATTCCAATTAAATAAGAACATCTATTATACCAGAGTAGTGAGCAAAAGTCAAGAACTATTTTTTTGAAAGTCATAATACTTTCTATCAATAGGTATTTCTTTATTCGACCTTGCTAGTGGGACAGATATGGAAACTCGTGCACTGGCTGGTGATGCTTTATGAAACATCCCTGCAGGTATATACAATAAGTCCCCTGTTGTTAGTACAGTATCAACTATAGTCTCGTACTTAGCCTCCTGTTCAGGTGGCATTGTCATTCTACTAGTAAACCGCTTTTTGCCGTCTTCACCGACTTCGCTTCTGGCAAATACATTGTATACTTTCCAGTGTACTTCTCCAATAGCATGAACAAGATAGTTATCGTCTGCATCTGCATGGCACTCAAAAGATACTGCATTTTCGCTCGGAGAGCAATAGAAGTGTGCATCTGCAGAAGAGTTCTGGTATCTATCTTCCAGGGCTTTGCCAATGGCTGAAATATTGGGACTAAACATGGAGGCTTTGGTAAGTATCATACTTCCACCTTTTTTCCATATGTCGTAAACGTACTCTTTTTCATAGTAGTCTTTTTTAGACCATGAGCTTTTCTGTCCACGATAAAGGTTTCCCTTTTCCATACACAATTTTTTGCCGTCTGGAGTAATCATCTGCAACCCCGCTACGGCTCTATCATTGCTAACATACTTTGAAATATCGTCCCAAGAACAGATATTACTAAAGAAGTATCTTTTATACGCATCGGCACGAATAACGATTGGTTTCTTTCCTAGAATAGTTTCTTGGAACACATGGTCTGTGATCGGATGTATTAAGTCTTCGAATATCATATCTGTTTTATTTTATACCCCATTTTTATATAGTGCCCCATACGAGCTGACGCTTGTTTAGTGGCAGTATTTCCTTTTAAATGTATATCAATTACTACTGGGTCACGTTTTCCATCCATCTTTCGGATAACTCGCCCAATAAGCTGTGTGAGTAATGGCTCATTATTTATAGGTGTTCCTAGAATGAGACAACTAAGTGTATTTACTGATATACCTTCACTGAAGATTGCTTGAGTTCCGTAAAGCACATTCTTGTCCCCATACAAGATCTCATCAATCAACGCTTCTCTTTGCTCATGTGGTACCTCACCTGTAACACAAATCGCTTTGTCACCAGTCAGCACGGCGCAGCTCTTTAAGAAGTGAACTCGATCGCTAACTACGAGGACTTTATGACCTCGTGCCGCATATGCAGCTGCTAGCATAGCTACGCTGTGCCTGTACTCCTCGTTATTCGTTAAATGGTTAACACGTTTTGCCCAAGGAACACTAGCCCCGTCCATAAATCGAATATCTGATCTAAATATCTCGATAGTCGGGGTCATAGCATTTTCTTTTGGCGGTTTAAAGACGTTATTACCAAAGTAATCTCTAAAAACAACGTGTTTTCCATCTTTTCGTTCAATAGTACCAGATAAGCCAATTTTATATCTACAGTAGTTGGTGTCAAGTACTTTAGAAAATGTAGGGCTTGAGACGTGGTGCATCTCATCCAGAATTACTGTACCAAACATTTTCTTTATCTTATCAATGTTTCGGTAAAGAGTTTGAGTATTGCCTATAACTATAGGACTATCAGTATCGAATGAACCACTACCAATTATGCCAGCTTCTATGCCGAATACTTTCTTTACTTCTTTAGCCCATTGATTTCTCAAAGCAATTGTATGTGTTACTACTAGCGTTTTCTGCCCTAGCTTTGCTGCGATTGCCAACCCCGTGAAGGTTTTACCCCAGCTAACCCAGGCATTGATAATTGCATTGTCATCTAACGCATCGTAAACTTCTCTTTGGCTATCTCGTAGCTCAAACTTAAACGTAGGAAACTCTACAGGTATAGTAATGCGTCTGTCTACTACCTCGTATCCTTTAGGTATAAGATCAGTGCGCCCTACAGGTATAGTCACGAGATTTTCTCGTACTCGTGACATATTTTTAATCACCTGAGGAGGATCATTTGGGTTACTAGAAGGTATAGTATAAGTAAGAGCCTTACTAAGCTCCTCTTTATACTCTGGGGTTACTTCTAAATATATCCTATTACTAATAACTGCTTTCATTAGAATCCTAGTTCGGTTTTTGCTATAATATAGTTTTTAACGAATGAGCTACGAACAATATCGTCTACGCCGAACTCAATAAAGTCAAAATCATTCATCCTTTTCAAGATATTAAGAAAATCAACCATGCCGCTTTGACCGGCCTTTAGGTCTGCCTGTCTAAAGTCTCCACAAAACATAACTCTACAATCTTCACCCATTCGGGTTATAATAGAGTCTAGCTCATGGAAAGACATATTTTGACATTCGTCAATGACAATTACTGCGTTACGAAGCGTAATACCCCGAATAAAAGAAGTTGTCATAAAGTCAACGATATTTTTATTCTTTAGTATCTGGTACGCATCGCCCCGTCCAAATAGATCGTTACATATATCTTTATAGGGCTCCTCATATACAGATTGCTTTTCTTTTTCAGTGCCAGGAAGAAATCCAATATCTCGTGTTGGTACAGCACTACGAATGATTACTAGTCTCTCGTAACAGTGCTTTGCCATATCATCAAATGCTAAATAGCATGATATAAAGGTTTTTCCTGTTCCTGCCAGCCCATGAAGTACTAAATGCTTATTAGATTCAAAAACTTCAAGCTGGTTTTTAGTGAGGGGCTCTATCTCTCGTAGGTCTAACCCAGCTCCTGCGATTGTACGATTTCTTTTTGCCATATTATACTTTTCTTCTAGTATCTTTGAGCTTCGTTTCCGAATATTCAAAGAGCATCCACGGAAGTCCGTGGTAGTGGAGGACGGCTGCCCACTTCATTCCTTCGAGTGGAGGCCTCGGTACGATAAAAGGCTTTCTAACGCCTTCTAATCGCAATACACAAGCAACTTCTTTTAAAATCACTTCTGTAATTTTTATATACTTTAACTTACACATCAAGGTCTTTTCATAAATAAATAAACGACCTTCACTGTCTATAAAAGTATTTGTTCTTTGTTTTAATATACCGTTTAGATCAACTAAGGCTTTTCTTAATTTTAGCAGCTCCCTATGAGGGGTTTGCATTCTTCGAATACCTAAAGTTTCCCCTGGCATATTTTTGTCGTCTATAAGCTGTTCATCTACAAATACTAATCCATCTGCCTGTAGCCAATTAGCGGAAGGCACTACGAATACAGGGAACTTAATGCTCTTGATAGACCGGTATGAGATCACCACCGCGTAGCTCCTTTATATATTCTAATCCTTCTTCACCTGCTATTTTAGCAACGTGCTGCCTATAGAAAGGAGTTTTTCTAAACTTTTCAATAGTGTTCATAGTATCTTTTCGGCCACCTTGACCATCATCACAACTGGCACAAGGAAGTATATCTCTACGCCTATTATTTATCAAAGACCAACGTATTCTATTTAATTTAGGGTCATTCACATACATATCCATTAAGCTACGTTCGTGAATATTGCCTATCTTAATTTGGTACTTCCAGTCGTTGCAACACATCTGGTAGTTACCCTTGTAGTCAATAAATATTTGTCGCATAGGATGCCAACAAGGACTATCTAAGACTTTATCAGAGAACCAGCCTGCTCTATTGTTAAAAGCATATCTAAACTGTTTACCTTCGTTCTTAACATCATTCTGGTTTCCCAGCTTATTTATTTCATCAACAGATAGACCATCTGGCTTAAAGTACTGATCTACAATAGTACCATTAGCAAGGCTTCTGTATTGAACTAGCCTTTCCTCAAAGTCTTCTCTGTTAGTATATGTGTTAAGTATAAGCTCATCAATTTTAGTATACGCTCTTGACCAGTGCTTTTTAATACGATAACCATTTGTAGTTACTCGTACTTTCCACTTACGTGGTTCCTGAGTTAGTAAGTCTATAACTTTCTCAAACTTAGGGTGTGTAGTAGGCTCGCCTCTCCCCGCTAACTCGATAAAGCCTTTAAAATCTATACTTCGTAGTTCTTCCAGAACTGTTTCTATAGTTTTAAAAGACATGATCTCATTTACATTAGGGTAGGTAGGGTTAGACCTAGGACAGAAACTACACGTTTTATTGCATAGTCCTGTCAGGTCAAGGTCAATCCTATAAATGTATTTAGTAAGTTGATCCATATAATTTTTCAAATTTGCCCATTGAATAGTCATCACCAATATCGAAGTCACAACCAACCGGAGCACCTGGGATATAAATACCCCTGTCCTTTTGTACCGCATCCAATAGAATAGCAGTATAGTCCTCTATTTCACCTTCTGGCACTTCTGCTAGAATGGAGTCGTGTACAAGGGCAAATATGCGTGCCTTCATACCTTTTGCTTTTATCATTAGCTCTGCGTCTATAGCGCCTAGGAGGTTAATATCAGATGCAGCAGACTGCACCAGAAAATTAAGACCAGACCTAATGCTATGAGATTTGATGCCTTGATCTTCAGATCCAACATTTGGTAATCTCCGCTTTCTACCGAAGTAGCTGTAAATAAACCCATTTTGTTCGATGAATTTATGGTTATCGTTTATCCACTCGCGTAGCTTATGGAAAGTTTTAAAGTAATCATCGATTACCTCTTTTGCTTCTTGTGGACTAAAGTACTTGCCCGAATCTTTTGTAACCTGTTCACTAATCTTCTTTGGGCCAGCTCCATACATAATACCGAAGGTTACAGCCTTTGCAGCCTGTCGGCGATCTGGATAGAGTTCTGCTACGTCTTCCACGGCACAAGGAAGGCTGAACACTTTGTGAGCAATAGTACTGTGGAAGTTTCCGCCTGAACGAAACACATCCATCAATGCTTTATCTTTTGCTAGAACTGCTGCAACATATACTTCTGCTGTTGTTAAGTCCATTGCGACAATCTTGTGTCCAGGGGCAGCTTTAATACAGCCTTTAACAGTAGGATTATCTCGTGGAAGCTGTTGCATATTCAACTTACCACTTGAACTTAAACGACCAGATGTAGTACTATGCAGATTAAAGCCTGTACGCAAACGACTATCTCGGTCAAGCTGTGGAATAATCTTATCAAGATAAGTATTCTTTATCTTAGACTTCTGACGAATAGAAAGAATAAGGGCTGGAACCTCTGATTGCTCCGCCAGCTCATTCAATACTTCTGCATCTGTAGAGTCTGCACCAGTACCGGTTTTCTTACCTGTAGGGCGTAAACCTAAAAAGTCAAACATTAACTTTCGTAGTTGTACTGTAGAGTTAGGGTTGAACTCCTTGCCCTGTATCTCTTCAAACTTACGGATAGCGGGATTCTCGTATAAAGATGCCACTGCCGTATCAATGTCCTTTTGCATCTCCTCTTGAGAGAATTCTAGGCGTTTGCGATCAAAGGGTACCCCATTGTCTTGAATGTCAGTAAGAAAACGACAGCCTGGAATAAGAATATTCTCATACACCCAGTTTAGCTTTTTGTTCTGTTTGATCTTAATAAATTTCTCATAGAGAATAAACGTACAAAGTGCGTCCATCCCCGCATAGGTTTTCATAATATCAAAAGGAATATCACCCCAGTTGAATTGACTTTTTAGAATGCCGTTAGCTTTCTTATATGAGTCGATCCAGTCGTACATTGGCTTTTCATAGTCACCGTAAGGAGTGAACTTCATAGTAAGCTGCTTCAATCCATGAGTACCTGGGTTCTCATCAATAAGATAATGAAGAAGCATTGTATCTTCGAAGACTGGAAACTTAAAGTTAAAGTGGTACTCAAAGAACGCCATATCGAACTTAGCGTTGTGGAATACTACAGTCTTTTTGTTAAACAACTCTTGAAGCAGTTCTTCTGTAGTCTCGTCAAAACACTCTGTATCAATATATGCGCCCTTCTGATCACAATACGCTAGTGAAATACCGAGCATATGACCGTCACGAGGATAAAGACCAGTTGTTTCGGAGTCAAGTGCGATATAAGGAAGCGGAGCATCAATAGCTGCTTGAATATACGCATTAGCTTCTTCAGTATCTTGAATACCGAAAGAGATAGAGGAATCAATTATTACATCTTTGACTTCGCCAGCAATATGTGCAATAACACTTTCTTTACTAGAGTCCCATACTTTCTGTACTTCAGGCTTAAAGCGAAGCATAGCAGGGTTGATAATTGGAAGGAACTTACCCTCCACTTTCTTACCAGAGTATTCTGTAACAGAATTGATTTTGGTAAAGTACTTGAGAGCATCCGATCCTACTAGTATCACCCAGTCGTAATCATCTGTGTCAAGTTGAATGTCACAGTCTCTCTTTAATACTTTCTTTAGGGTAGGGTCAGAACACAGTTGGAACTGATCGAAAGAAAAAGCGTCGTCAAACGCCTGTTTAAAATTGGTATTGCTTGGCTTCGTTTCTACTAATGCAACTTTAGGCATTCTTCTATTTCCTCATAGCTTAAAATTTGTACTAAGTTTTTCTCGTGTAGCCCAATGCTACGCGCATTTATATGGAACTGTCCTTCTCCTACATTTCCTCTATGCTGTTTATTACTATAGTTTACTTCTTCGTTTATATCTTCGGACTTTATACTATATATTACTAGGCAATCTGAGAAGAATATGCCATAGTATAGAACATCAAATAAATCTTTCTTAATCTGTTGAAAGTTGCAATCCCAACTATAAAACTCACAAGTGTCGTAGTCAATGTCCCTATTTGCATCCTGAAATATAGCTTCTAGGATGGTGTCTTCTGTTACTTTGACTGTATCTTTCTTCTGTGCTCTACTGAACTTGCACTCTACTTTCTTTCCATCTATTATCAGATCATACGTGTTATCTGGAGAAGCTTCTGCATTAAATAACTTTTTAACTAATATCTCTGCTGCTGTTCCAAATCTTTTATAGCCAAGTTTGAATATGGCATCTTTAAGGTTACTCATATAATTTCTTCTTTAAACTGCGAACCTGTGAATAGGTGAGAGCACCTGCATCAAGCTCTTTGTTACC